CTCCGTATAGAGAGAACTAATCGGCTACCTTCTTCGACTGTTACGATGTAAGGTAATTTTATTCCGGTAGGTCCCTCGGTATTTGTATCCTCAAAACCTTCCAAATCTAGATTAACATGACACTCTAACAATGTGTAGACAGGTTCCTGTCTGCCAGATTTTTTCGTGCCATCTAATTCTTTTTCTTTTTTCTCTAATTCATTTTTTTCAACATTACCTGGTGGTCCTAAATCCACGTCTTTATAAAAACCAGATACCTGTTGTTTCCTTAATTCATTTTCAGAAATCTTCACGACATGAATAATTGCCTCCGCATCGTCTAATGAGGTAGCTGTATACGGAACAATTAATTCATCTGCCGGTATAAATTTTGATACCGCTCTACCGAGATTCATATCATAATATACTTTTTTAAAAGTAGAACCCGCTAATGGTAAATGAAATAACATTGAGTCAAACTCTGCCTCGTATTCTTTCATCTGATCCATTATCAGGTAATTCATAAAATCTTTTACACGCTGCGCCTGCTGTTCTGTGCCAGAATTTTTTAATCCAACAATCTGTGTTCTTACTGGACCGTCAACAGGTAATAATTCTTTATATGCCTGCGCTTGAAACTGTGTTACCGCCTCTGCCATTACAGGGTGTGTTGCACCTGATGCTCCTTGAAAAGGTTCTGTTCTATTTTCGTATTTAAATCCTAAAAGATCTAAACCCTGAATGTATCCCTGTTCCCAATCTTTTCTCGAACTCTTGTAGTCCATGTAATTCTGAACCATCTCATTTCCGATTGGATCAAGTATGTCGTCTGGTAATATATCTGCTAGATTATCAAAATGATTTTCTGTGCCCGGTACGTTTATAGCTCCCGGTTCAAAGTCGATTGTTGCTCCACCGTCCTCTTCTGGAATGACCTCTACAGGCCCTTTTTGTTCTTCTGGTTCCTCAACACTAATTTCCTCTGCTATCTCTTCCTCTGAAGGGATTTCAAGTTTCGTACGAGTGTTAGGGAGTCCTTTGTCTATTTCTGCCATTTGTTACTCCTATATATTCTTACCACGTTTCATTAAATAAGACAAGCCTTGCGGATTAGGCCCTGACTCTGGTGGTGGACCTGAGTCTACACCTGCTTGTTTTGCTATTCCTCCACCTGCTGCTGAGAAACCTCTTAATCCACTTCCTATCATAGATAGATCAATATCAAATGGATTAGCAACATTTGTCTGACCAGTTATTTCTCTTTCCATATCACCAATTATATTTTGTGGTTTTTCAACCTCACCTTTGAATAATGGCTCACCCATCGTGCCTGATGCTCCATAAACTAGTTCAGGACTTGTTGCTGCTGCAAGTTCTGCCAAAGACATATTTTGAATAAGATTTTTTGTCTTTAGTTTTTCTTTTATGTAATAATCGTCAGGGATATCAAATCCTTGAAGTTGTGCAATTTTTGCTGCTTGTATCATTTCTTCTTCTGATGCAAGTAATAAATCTCTATCTAATTGAGGAGTCATTTTTAAATTTAATTGTTCCTGTGTTTTTTCAGGCGCTGCTAATGTTTCCACATCGCTATCTGGATCTACGTCTCTAAACATAGATTTTAATTTTGTTGTAAGAGATCTTGATTTTCTTATATCATCAATTTCATCTTGCATTCTATTCGCATATATTTGTTCCGCATCTGTAATTTTAAATTTTGTATTCAAAGCATCTGTTGCTTGTTTAATTTGATTATTAACATTTCTAACATCGTTATTTAAATCACCAATATAATCAAACTCACCACCTCCAGATAAATTTTCTAGATTATCTCTTGTGTCTTCTAGACTCTGTATCTTCGCGAGTTGATTTTTATAGTCAATCGATCTACCGATGATGGCTGCGGTCTCAGGATTCATTAATCTTGTGGCTTCCATCATCTCAGCTAATTTGGTCTGGTCACCTGGTAATACATAGTTTGATGCTCTTAACAAAGCTTCGGTAGGTTTATCACCCATCGTTAATCTGATCGTAGCATCAGCTGCAACGTACATTGCTTCAGGTATAATACCAAACTTCATGACACCTCTACCCAAAGCTCTTGCTCTGTTTGCAAACGCTGCAAAATTTTTAAGTTGTGCTGGAGTTGCATTTTTCATTCCAGAGTTAATCATTTGTGCACCTTTGATTTGACAGTTAGTTCCAACATCAAAACCTGCTCTACCTCCGCTTGCTAAACCTGGGCAACCTATTTTTTTTACAAGGTCATCTAATTTTTTTTCACTTATGGGTGTACTAAAATCTTTTTTAACATCTATATCTTTTGTTGCTGCTTGAAAAGCTTCTGCATATTTATTTCCTCTTTCAATATAATCATCTATATTAAACTTACCTTCTTTAAACAAAGTATCTATAGGTTTAACACTAGATGTTGCTGTAATTTTATCTCCGTATCTAAAACTAACAATATCTCCTGCAACAATACCAGACTTTTGTCCACCAGTTATAGCATTCATAACTTTTTTTCTTTGTTCAATTAAATTTTTTAATTCAACTTTTCTAGCTTTTGTTGTTTCAGGTTTGTTATATTCATCAAAATATCTTTTAACTGGTATGTCAAATAAGTTTTTCTTAAATTGATTTAAGTCACCATCTACAATACTGTTAATTGCAAGTTGTCTATCAGGATTTAAAAAATCAAAACTCCTAGCTAGTGCATGTTCTGCTTCACCCACAGCAGATTTTCTAACAATACCTGTTGGTCCAAAAAATTTATCAGCTGCGTTGTAAAGTCTTTTTGCTTTTTCAGGATTATAAAATTTACCGTTCATATAATTAGGATCGTTTAATTTATCAGCAGCGTTAATTATTTTAGAATAGTTTCCAGCAAATTGTTTACCATATGCTTGTTTCAACCAAGGTGCTCTATCTCCTTTGTCTATTCCTGTAACAGCAAGTTCAGTATTAGCCCCACTAACATAAACACCGTTTCTTTTTAATTGAGTCAGTTCATTAACTCTTAGATCAAAGTTAGCATTAGGGTGCTCTTTTAAAAATAACGCTCTTATTTCTTCTGCTGATTTATTTGTAAATCTATTTAATTTGTTTAATGTTTTTAATTCTTTAATTTTATCTTTACCTCTTAATTGAGCACCAGATGCGGTCCATTTTCCAATTGTCTCATCATAGTTAATACCTCTTGCTTTTAATTCTTTTTTTAATTGTGCTCTGTCTATGCCATCAACTTCAAACTCACCATCTCTCCAAGCTTTCCAAGATTTATTTATACTTTCATAATTGTTGGGTGTTCCTTTTTTTGGTGGATTTTTAAATTGTTCTAAAACTGGATCAAACTTTTCTTGACCGTCAAACTCACCAACAGATTTTAAATGTTGTATGAATGACTTAACAACCATGTCATTTCTAAAATTTTTAATAGCGTTTTTACCATGATAAGCACCTGGAAAAAATTCATCCACAACTTGGTTGATTAGTTTATTAGTATACTCTCTATTTGTTCCTGTTTTAGTATTTGGATTTAATTCTTTTCTAAGTTTTCTGTACCAATCAGAATCTTCACTCCACTCAAATAAAGCTTTATTGTTTCTTTGTTTTTTAATTTTATTTAAATTTGCTTTTACTATTTCAATAGCTGCTGGATCATCAAAAATTTTTCCTGTCCCAGGTCCAGAAGTTGCAACAAAATCTTTTACAACTTTTCTATAACTTTCATCTCTATTTATTTTTTTCTTTGGTTTAGCATACCCTTGTCTTGTGCCACCAAAACCTGGTTGCACCAACATACCACCACCGGCCATGTCTTTACGATCTATTTGATCGGGTCTTGGATTGTCTCTCATAAATCTGTTGAACATATTTTTTTGTTCAACAAAAGCTGGTAGGTCTGGTTGTTTAATATCTCTCGTTCCTAGCTTTAAATATTTTTTAAGTATAGAGTTTTGACTTGTTAGTTGTTTGTATACTTCTCTTAGTTTGTACGGGTTCATTATTCCCCTAACATTCTAGCGATACCGCCACTTGCTTTTTTGATTGATGGTGCATCACCTGTTGCTTCTTCTATAATTTCTTTTCTAATGAATTCTGACATATCATCAGCGTCTGCCTCTGTGCCATCCATATCAAATTCTACTTTGTATTCATCATACTCATCAGCCGGTGTCCCTTTTGTGGTTTCATCACCCCGACCTTTTTTATATTCCATGACAGATCTGTCACCTATACCTTCATAAGATTTTTCACCAGAAGTGACACCGACTGATTTATCCTTTGTAATTCTGATATTACCAGTTGAAAGATCTTCAATTAATTCATATTCGTCACCATTCTTACCTGTGTATCTGGTAATCTCCACTCTTTCTTGATACGTAACTTTATCTGGCTTACCAAGTTTTTTAATTTTCTCTGCGAGCTCGAAGAAATACGGTGGTGGCACAGAACTTGTTGTTTTCTCCGCAACTTTTTCTATAACTTTGGGTGCGGCTGTATCTGAGAATCTTAATATACCAGATTTAGCAGCGGCTGCTGTGCCAGCTCCTATGCCTAGCATTTTTAAAAATGCTCTTCTAGCTTTGTCAAGACTACCAACCTTATAACCTATACGTCCACCCGTTGCAGATTTTAATCTATCTTTTGCCATGATCTGATTTAATCTTAATATG